GTTAAGTTTAAAGGATTGGCGGCTGTGTAAGTGGTGTCATCATCTGCCTCGCAAGCCAAATCATCGCCATTAAGATAATAATGGTTTCCTGCGGCGCAAGCGGTTGAAAAGTTTATGTCCGCCTCGTCTACCGAATTGTTTGGTATTGTTAGCCCTGTGCTAACTGTTAAATTAGTAATAGTGCTGGTAGCGGCCGTTAGTCCATAACTTAGAACCAAATCCTTAAAAGCGGTATGGGCAGTATTTAAAGCAGAATGGGTTGCAATGGCGCTGTTAATCTCTGTGGTAGCGTCAGTGCAACTCTCTACCGCTCCTGCGGCATCTACCCCTAAGGGATAGCTCCCTGCGGCGCAGTTAGCTCCGTTGGCCGCTAAAGCCGCAGTAGTGCTTGCCTTGCCTGCCCAGCCAGCCGCATAATTCAAAGTAAGAACCCCAGCAGTGTTGAGCAATCCTGTTCCGGTAAGGTCTGTAAAATACTCGGAGTTTAAGCCAAAAGTTGAAGTGTAAAATTGAGTAGTCGTTCCGTGAAGACCAAGAAAATTATCAAATAAACTATTGCCTATAACTTCAAAAATATAACCAACAGTGGTCGTAGCATTAGCTCCAACAATCACTACATCAGTTATATCAGTGGGATAAATCGCTAAATCATCTGTGGTAGTTACCCAATGGCCAGAGCCGCCACCACCGCCAGATAAATCAGTGCCGCAAGAAAATATCCCTAAAGCATCAGTATCTATTGTGTCGCAGTTAGGCAATGCAGGTATTCTCAACCCATAAGTGCCGACAGTAGGCCGCAGATTGCCTCCGCTTGGATACCAAAACCCAGCGGCCTGCCCTAAAACAACCACCCCATAAGAAAGCAATCCACCTATTAACAAACCAAGTATTGCAAATTTTACTGTTTTAATTTTCATAATAGTAATTTACTTGACTTGACCCCACAGTGGAATCAATGTAAAGCATATTAAGGTCTGAAACTTTAAATTCATAAGTTTGAGTGGGAAACAAAGCCACACCTCGCCTTCCTACCAACGCCCCAACTACTGTTGCTCCGCCCACCACAACTTCCGCTGTGTTGCTTTCGTGTGCTTGAACTAACACTCTTCTGCAAGGCACCGAAGCCGCTGACAACCTTCTCCTCTCCCCTACAACATCTAACATTTCCGTGCCGTCCCCACAGGCGGCATAACCAGACACATAAACCGAATTCATTGCTCCGCTTACCTGCCTAACAAATCCGCTTACCGGCACAGGATTGCTACTTGAATAAGCTACCCCGCTTGAGTCAACTATATTAACTGCTGTTGTCCCTGTCGCCCCCGCAACATAAATCTGTAAATATCCATCATCAGTCCTGTTCAAAGAACCAATCCCCACTCCTCCGCTTGTGCCTATAAGCTCTGCAATAGCTTTATAAAATACTCCGTCCTCATCTGTTAAGATAACAGGCAAAGGATTATCTCTATCTATTCCGCCCATATCAAGTTTCAATTTAGCTGTGGCCAATTTCTCAACATTTTTAATCAAACTGTCCATTTTAGCCACCTTCATTTCTTTTGGAAATTCCCACTTTTCCTGTTTTTCTTTAGGAAACTTGATGCCTTTAATCGCTTCTCTAATTGCTCTTATCAGCTCCTCTTTAGGAAACCTTATTTCAGGAACAACAATAGGCGGAACTTTAGACGACTCAACTGTTATATTAGCTGGTTCTACTCTTACCTTCGGGGCCGCAACTTGTATCTGGGATATAATCTCTTTCATTTCTTCCCTACTTATCCTTGCGTTGCTTACTATCTGGTCAAGCAAAGGAACTAAAATCTGCACTAAATCCTCACCAATTTTGGATATAATATATCTTCTGTCCTCTTCGTTTCTTTTCCAAGATATTGTTTCTTTGGCTTTAGTTAAGGCATCTAACGAACTTTGATATGCTTTTTTTAGTTTTTCGTCCATATTTTTTAAATTGTTAATTGAGCCACTTCATTGGCTTTAGCTTGTAATTGTTGAGCCATTGCCATCTCTTCATTATTCTGTGGTTGCATAGGTTGCTGTTGTTGTTGCTGGGGCTGTCCCATCATCTCAATCTTTTTCTTTTCAAAATCCTCAACCTCTCTTATTTCATCAGGCGTAAAGTCAACCAACTCAAGCATTCTCTTTTGAGCTATTTTAGCCAAAGCCAAATTATCAGGAAACTGGCCTTTCAAAAACATAAACTGCTGAAGTCCTTTTATCTTTTCATTTTCCAATTCAGAGCTTGACCTTACTATCGCCTTATATCCTGCTTTGCTTTTCCAATCCCTGCCATAAACATCTTTAGGCCACAGTTTGCCGCTTGAAGACACCTTATAAAGGGTTGACTTTGAATTTCTACCCTCATTGGCTTCTCTTATGCGATACCATTTTGTGGCAAATTCAAACCAACTTCTCCTATAAAACTTAGCTAAAGACATAGTCCTTTCCATTGCCTTGCCAACAGCAAGCTCTACTTCGCCTAAGGTTGTTCTTTCTGGCTGGACTTCGCCCTTCTCGGTGGCTGTGGCCGCTGTGCCGCTTTCCACTAATTTAATAAGAAAACCTATCTGATTTATTGTTTCATCTAACCCAGAGATTTCCACAGGCATAATCACATCTTTTGGATTACCCGGAGCCGGAAGCATTCTACCGGGGCCCGGCTCATAAGTTTGAGGTGAATAACCCTGCTGGGTAGCGTCATACCAATGCATTTGAAAATTCTTTAAGGTTCGGTTTTCTATCATTTGAGAAAACCAAACATTTAAAACCTTGTTAGGCACTCTTACCAAATCAGCGGGGCCATCACTCCAAATATCCTGCGTTTCTATATCCTCGCCCCAAGTGACAAAAGGCAAAAATTCAATACCCATAAGGTTTTGTAAGGAATCCTCTAAAAGTAAAACCTTATCATCGGCATAAACATAAACCCGCCATTCAAACTTTTTCTTTTTCTTATCCCATACTTGGCTGTAATGTTCGCAAAGATTAAGCACTGTATCCCCTGCCGCCCATTTATTAAACTCTGATTGGTCAACACCCATTGCCTCCATTCTTTCCTGTTTTTCTTTAAGCTCCTGCTCGTTGTCAGATGATTGAATAATAGCGTCAGCAGTTAAAAGATATTGCTTTAATTCTTTCTTAGCCGCATTGCTGTATCTCGGGTCAGCTAAAATCTGTCTGGCTGTTTTAAATATATTTTGATGAATAAAAAACCTCGCTGTTTCAATATCCAGCGGGTCGGTTAAAGGGTCAATAACCCCATCAAAAATGTCAAGATTGTTTACAGCAAAGTTATTCTTTAGCCAATTTAGTTTTTTAAATCCCCTGCCGTATAACAACACTGTCTTTTTATCCTGCATATCCACACCCTCAAAGTTTAAAGCATCATAATCATTATTCCACTTTTCCTGCATAATCAACTGCTTTTCCAAATCCCCTGACTGCTCTTTCCAGTCAACGCTGGGGGCATCATCTATCTTAGAAAGAAGCGTCTTTATTGTTTCTTTCATCAAAGGGATATTAACCGCCTGCCGTTGAGTTAAACGGTTTAACTTTACTTTATTCCTGTATAACTCATAATTCTCATTCCAATCATCGTGGCGTCTGTTTTGAAACTTACGAGCCACTTCCTTTTCTTTTGTTAATCTCACCACTAACTCGTCTGGTTGGTATAATTCTATTGGCATATAAAAAAATGGACAAACAGCAACTCCCATAAAGAAGTTTTTGTTTGTCCACCTTTGTAAGGTTGGGAACCCAAACACTATCCGCTATTCTTTTGTTCTATTGTAGCAAGTAAAGAAGTTTTGTCAAGAGGAAACAACTCTGGAAAACTTTTAAACTTCAATTCTACATTTTTAATCATTCCTTCAGGATTAAAGTTTAAAACTACCTGCCCTCTTTTAATGAAAAATACCCCTTCTGTAAATTGTGTGTGTATATTCCTTCGTATTCTTTCTAAATCCTCTAAACTGATATTTTCAAATTTTAAGGTAATTACTCCAATTGACATATTAAATAGCTAAATCAGGATAATAAGGTTTAACTGGCTCGGTAGCTATCACATCTTTAATAACTGGTGTTTTGATAATTGAAGCCATAGCATATCCTCCAGCGTCCATAGAATGTTTAAACTCTTCTTCAGGAACATTAAGTATCTTTCCATTTTTATCAACTTTCCATAAATAATTACGATATTCCCTAATAATGTTTAACGACCTTTTTGTAATTGAAATACGCTGGTCTTGAACTAACTGTATAGTATTGTTAACTGAATCCTTGCCCTTTTCCGCCCCCACAATGTTAACCCCATAACCTTTTATTTCATCAATAGATTTTGGTTCAGCAGAATCAGCTACCACTAAAACATTAGGATTAGAAAGATTTAAAATAGTATCAGCTAATCTTTTATTACTGTATCCCCTGCCATATAATATCTCGTCCCAAATATAACCGCCATTAAAATAATAAACTGCTACAATGGCGCTTGGATTATTAGAATAACCAAAATCTAATCCATATCTCTCTAATCTTGCATAATGGTCTATCTCGTCAATAATATCCCAATCCCTATAAATCTTACCCTCCACCTCTCCTAAAATACCCTGCCCAAAAACTTTCCACCAACCTTTCCTGCCTTTGCGAGTTTCAATAGAATCAATGATTGACCTATTTAACGCTTCATTATCTCTGTAAGTTAAAACAATATGGTCAACATCTTCTCTCTTTCCCAGCACTTCTGTATAAAACCAAAACTCACTCGTTGGATTCCAATCCAAGAATATAATATCATTGGTTCTAACTTCCAACTGTTCAAAGGTTTCAAAGGGAACATTATTGACTTCGTTAATAAATAATCTATCTCGTCTCGGCCCCCTAACTTTAGCTGGCTGGTCTGCTGAAAAGAATTCTATCCTGCTTCCAGTTTCAAACTCATAAATACAATCTGTTTTATTCCACCTGCTCGGCTTATAATACCCTTGAATTTCCATTATTGAAAGAAAGTCCCGCATAGCTCCACGCTTTAAATGCGGAAAACTCTCTGACACAATACTGGTTAATGTCGGACTTTCATCACTTTGAGCCAAAGCTATCAAATAAATAATAATTGAAACTGTTTTACTGGCCGCTGTCCCCCCCTGAATTGCCCTTATCCTCTTCTTCAATGCTTTTATTTTCTTGTATGCTGTCGTCTTGAAATACATCGTCTATTGGTTTAGGCAATTTAACTTCAAAATCACCACTCTGCTTAGGCCCACCTTCTAACATTTGCCAAGCCAATTCTCTATTCTTTTTAACAAAATGTTCAACAAAAGCCCTCATATCATCAGGGTGGTCTTCAAGCCATTCTCTCACTCTCTCTTTAATTGTTTTACCTTTAGGTCTGCCTTTTGGATTAGCTGTATTGCCCGGTAATAATCTTCCTTTTGCATCTCTCTCTGGCTTGTTATTTTCTTGTTTTTCAAGTTTTTCCTCCATTACTGTTTCAATAACTTTTTAACTAAGCCGATATAAGACCTACCTGCCTCAACCTTTACCTGCAGGGTCTTATCTACTTCACCAAGCTCCTTGTCTAACTCTTTCATCTGCTCTTCCATTTTAAGCAAATCGGGTTGAAGTTTATCTCTTGTTGACTTGAGGTTCTTTATCATATCATCATTTTTCTTTTCTTTCTTTTCCTCTTCCTCTAACTTAACTTCAGTTGCATTAACTATTTCTTTTAATCTGTCATATTCCTGCCTTATGCCCTCTCTTACATCTTTCTTTCCTATCTTAACTATTTCTAACTGCCACGGAAGAGATTTAAGCGTCTTTTCTACTTTCTTTATCTCTGATTTTAAGAATTTTTTTCTGTTCATAATTATTTTATAGCTTTTATAGCTTTTACTATCTCCTTAAACATATTCTCCTGCATTGCGAACAATTTATCCTGATAATCAAGACAATCTTCTTCTTGCTCTCTTATCGTGTGTATCCAATAAATCTTCTTCTTAATTAACTTCTTTGCTTTGCTTAAAGCGGTTTTATCATCTTTTGCTGATAAAACAACAGTAGTGGCTAATTTAAAGACACCTTGCTCACTTACTGTATCTGCGCAAACTATTGTGTATTGGAACATAATTCTATTTACTTTGGAATAATTTATAATACCCAAAATAAAATATAGCTCTAACTGGTTTCTTTAAAAACTTTGGCAAACAATTATACACTGTCTTGCCCCAAGTCCACATATGCCCTTTCAGCTTTATGGGCTGGCTATCTTCTATACCAAAACTTTTAAAGATTTCCGACCTTTCTTGCTCTGACAATGTTCTGCCCCGAAACGGCTCATTCCAAACTGTGCTGATATTCTCTCCGTGTATCCCTACAATAAATCCTCTAATGTTAGAATTAGCGCATTCAAACATTCTTGCCACTACTCCGTGGTCTTCGTAAGGGCCGATATAAGTATAATGCTGATAAGGGCTTAAAAACTCTGGTGTTTCAAACATCACAGTATAAAATGGCGGATAGATTGTAGGATTATATTCTGCCAACTCCATTGTCTTCATATTTAAAATATAGCCGTGGGAATAACCGAACACTCTTTTATATTTAAATGGCTGAACCTGCACTTCTTCTACCATTCTTAACCAGTAAGTATCATCGCTCGGCTGGATAGTCATATACACATATTTCTTATCACCTATCACTTCTTTTAATTCAGGCAGGGTTTTTTCTAATCTTTCTAACAACTTGTCCTGCGGGTATTTATCGTCCCAAAACATAATGCCGTGGTAGGTAAAAATAACTTTTAATCCTAAATCCTTTAAATAACCATAAAGCTCAATAACCTGCGGGTTTGTCTTTTCCTGCTCTCTCCACGATATCCATAAAGTAAAATCCTTTTCCGTCTGTTTAAGCAAGCTCTTTAAAGGATATTCTTTAAATATCTTTATCCTGTTTCTTAACCAGCCGTCCCCCCGATAACCCTTATGCAAACCTAAACCAGTGAATGGAACATAAACAAAATGTATAAAATCTTTATTCATAAAAAAAACTTAAAAATGTAGCTGGGTCAATTCCGTGAGTTGTAAATAAATGAGCTAAAAACTTACCCTGCAACACATTGTCTTTTATTATTTCATCAAGAGTAAATGTTTCCTTGCACATAAAACACCTATATCTATTTTCTTTTGACATATAAATTAAAATGGTCTTTTTCGCCTTTAAGAATAATATCCTCTGGCTTGTTTATCTTTACTAACTGGTGCGGTGCGTTATAATCATCAGGGATAATCCAAACCTCAAACTTCCTTAATAGTTTCTTGATAAACTTTTCTGGGTTGTTGCCCATTTTCCTTATCAAAAAAGGGAAATACTCTATAAACATTTTAAGGTTCTTATTCTTGCATATAGTTTCTGACATTCCTTGAAAAGCAAGAGCTTCCGCCCCTTCTATATCCATTTTGATAATATCAACCCCGCCCATATCCTTTACAAAATAATCAATCCTTTCCATTGGCACTATTTCTGTTTGTTCCTGATAATCCGCTTCTTTATACTCTTTTATGCCATTTGCCTGTTTTATAGTGTGGTGGCCGCTGTCATAGCCGCATTTAAATAATTTTATCTCACCGCCCTTATCCCCTACCGCCGCCTGTATAATTTTATAATCCTTAAAAGCATTTAAGTTAAAATTCTTACATAGATATTTATAATTTTCGCTCTCTGGCTCAACCGCCCATACTTCACACCCTTTACTTGCCGCTAATAAACTGAAATATCCCAAGTTAGCCCCTAAATCTAAAACCCTGTCCCCTTTTTTTATCGTTTCCTTAAACAGTTCTGTAGTAGCTGGTTCGTGTATCTTGTTAAAATAATATGCGGCAAACGCTTTCTTTAAACCCTTATTCTTAGTATTAAAATCGCATAGCATTTTAAATCCCTCAATCTCAATAACCCTTTCACCTTTTAATCTGTTAAGATAAATATCATATAGCTTGGAACGAAAAGGCAAATGCTTGCCGAGCTTTAATATGTTCATACTATTTTCTTAAAGTTAAAATGTTTAAACTTGCACGGGACA